AAATTGCGATCTTCTTTGCCGTACCCGGATCCAGTACCGCAACGAATTTCCAATTGTGTACTTATCCCAATACCGGTATTTTTTCAGCAGCAAACACGGCATCAAGCTTGTACAACTGGTACAACGCAACGTTGTCGCTGACTGTAAATAATCGCCAGATTGTACCAGCTTGGGATTGTTACAGACATTATTACGTACCTCAGCAGCAGCAAACAACTGATGCCGATTACACTACATCAAACATTGATTACAAAGATCAAAATGATGGTACTGAAAGTGCATTCGCGCCAGTTGAACCCGGTTGGGTGTTAGTAGGTTCTAAGCAAAACGTTTTGCAAGTGCAATTGAAAAGTGCAATGCAGGCCGTAGAAAGCAATAGCCGTGCTATTGTTGTTTGCAGAGGACACTTGGCACAAAACGTAACGCCTGTACGTTAATCGTTTTGGGGTTTTTTCAATAGGTAAAATAGGGTGGCGGCTAATCGCCGCCGCCCTTATTAAAAAAAGTAAAATTTAAGACAATGGCATTCAAAGCCGCAAAATTTGAGTTCGTTTCAATTGCAATTCCCGGTGTAGCCGTTACTGGTAACTCAGGTACCTTGTTTAATTTTCCGGACTTGCCAAAACTTCGTTATACTTCATTGTTAGCAATGGAAACTTATGGTGCAGATACTTTAAGCGTTTCGCCAAACAATGTAACAAATACATCAGCATCTATATTGCAAAAAAGCTTTTTAGTGCTTTATGCTAACGAACGGCAAGATCTTTACCGCATTCCATTGATTTCACTTGTACGCATTCAAGCAACGACTGGTGCATCTACACCATTTAATCGTGCTTTGTTTGAATTTCAAGGTGGACCAAAGGTAACTTGGGATAAGAGTTATGTTCAAATGGCATCGGCACCCGCTAATACAACCGACATTTCATTAAATTTTGGTGTTTACTATATTTAAGATATGGCTGCAAAACCTCAATTCCGTACTTCGCAAGAAGTATTGAATTATTACAATGAGCAAGATGAACCCGCTTGGGAAATCCATCGCTTTGCCGTAAGCGGCAGTAAAAATCGTGATGCTATTTATTACGGTACCGATAAAGATACCGGACTAAGAAAGTTATCCGATGAACTTGCCAGTAAACAAAGTGATGATTGCGAAAATTACGTTTTGCTTTTGGGTAATATGGTAAAAAAAGAATTTGTACCAGTTTATTCAAAAGTATTTACACCTTATCCACGGCCCGATAATATGCCGGTAGTGGGGGCTTATGGTATGCAGCCGTATGCACAAAATCAAGCATTGACCGAAATACTTAATGAATTGAGGGCGCAAAGGGCTGAACGCTTGGCAGAATTAAAAGAGGATGAAGATGATCTTGCGGAACCGGAGGATGATAATATGCTTGCCGGTCAAGAAAAAGTGGAAAAAATCGTAAACCAAATACACGGAATTATGACCAGTCCCGTTGCAACCGCAGTTTTATCAATGATCGGTATGTTTAATAAGCCAAAAATTCAGCATTTAGCCGGTACACATACAACGGATGACGTAAACAAGATTGTGGAAACGTTACTAAGCAAAGGTGTAACTCCCGATGACTTGGCAAAATTGGCCGATATGGATCAAAAGCAAATTGACTTTTTATTATCAATGTTAAGAAAATAATAATATGTCGGAGTTAATTAGTTTTAGTCAATTGATGGATAAAACCATTACCCTTGAAAAAGAAACGCCTTTTTATCGGTTATTTGATGTTAATAATGAGGGGTACAAAGCAAAAGAAATTAAGCCGCCATTAAGGACCGGATATAAATTTGTAGTGTGGAGTTATTTATTGAAAGGTCCGGCTTATGCAAACCCAAATTATCCATCAATAAAATATGCAGAACGAAAAGATGATTATCTTCTTTTTAAGGGTATGGATGGAAAGTATTATGCAATTAAAGTAAAGGATCTTAAATTAAGTAAAGCGGGCCGGCGTGCATCGGGTATTTTAACAGTAGAAGAAGAAGAAGAACAAAATTTAAGTACAATTGAAAAATTAACACGATTTGGCAAAAGATTGTTAATAGGAGTAGCAATTGTATGGGGTGCCGGTTATTTATATAAACAAATTAAAAAATGAAAAAAGCATTACCAGTTTTATTATTAGTCGGTGCCGCCGCGGCCGTATATTATTTTATGCGTAAGCGTACTGAAAGTGAAACAAGAGGAAGAACTTTTGTTACGGCTGAACCATTAGAAAAAATTACAGAGGAAGAATTTTATGCGGCCAAACCTACTTTGTTAGACAAGGCAACGGATATTGTAAAAAATGTTTTTAGTACGCCTAAGCAAAGAATGGCCGCAAAAAAATCGCAAGCACTTGCCGTTAGGCGGGCGCAAGCAAAGGGTATAAAAAGAGAAACGGCAAAGAAAGTTGTAAAAGCACTTGAAAAACCGGCTTTTTTGCGTGGTATTAGTGATGATAACGTACTTTGTTAAAATATAAATAATGAAACGTAATACAATTATTTACTTATTGGTTGCCGGTGCGCTTTACTGGTACTGGATGCGCAGAAAGAAACAAGGTAAACCAATGTTTCAATCGCAAACCAGTCAAGCCGGAAACGATGCAAGGTCCTTAATGGCGAAAGCAATTGACCAAACAACGTTTACGCCGGATCTTACTACATTTAAGGATGAATATCAAAAAGACATAAACCATTGTCGATGAAATGCAGACAATACATAACGGAAACAAAAATTTTTACGCAAAGCAGTTCAACCGATACGAATTGCAATAGTTTAATTTTTGTAAACACCGGAACAAGTAATGTTAATGTAGATGGGTTGGTATTAACACCAAACCAATCGCTTAATATAACTGGAAATGAAAATGAGGTAAATGTAAAAATTTACTATTTTAATTTTAGTGGTGCCGGTACAAATAGTTTAACAATACTCTTTAAGCGTTATATTTAATGTTTGTAGATTTTAATATAATCAATCAGCTTGGCAGTCCATCAATCAATAGTAATACGCTTGCTAATAGGCCCGCCGCTGGACAAAGGGGCCGCTTGTTCGTTAGTACGGACACTTTTGAATTGTACCGCGATAATGGTACCGGTTGGGATCTTATCGGTGGACCGGGATCAAGTACGGTAGTGGGAACCGGTGCAGCGGGACAAGTTGCTTACTGGACTGGTACAAATACAATTGCCGGAAATAACAATTTATTTTGGGATGCCGCCAATGAAAGATTGGGAGTTGGAACGACAACACCTGAAAGTAAAGTAGATATTGCGGGCAATAATACGCTTTTACACCTCAAAGGTGGATCCAATGCGTACATGATGTATCACGCAAACGGAGTTAATGAATATAAAGTTGGATATACTGGCGGCGCAATGGGTTTTCGCCGTTGGTCAATATACGATGAAAGCGGCACAAAAGAAGTAATTACAATTGATAAGATAAGCCGCAGAGTAGGTGTAAATTATCAATATGCTAATGCGTTGGATATTCCAGATACAACGTTTGGCGTAGCGGGATCTTTCAAAGCAACCGCAACCATTCAGGGCGATTTGAGTATCACGGCAAAATTAACGACATCATCAAGCATACCATCAGGATACGCCGGATTTTATGCGTCATCCGGTACAAATTCAATCAATTTTGTTAATGGAACAAGTGGTGACGCATTTTGGTTTTTGTTTCCAACCGGGACAAGTCAATTAACAATACCGAATAATAGTGGTACAATTGCATTGCTTAGTGATATCCCATCATTGGCCGGTTATGTACCAACGACACGGACCATAACAATAAATGGAACCAGTCAAGATTTAAGCGCAAACAGAACTTATTCAGTTGGTACGGTAACAAGCGTTGGCACATCGGGACCAATAACCGGTGGAACTATTACCGGATCCGGTACCATTGGCATCACACAATCAAGCAGTTTGGCAGATGGTTATTTGAGCAGTACGGACTGGACTACTTTCAATAATAAGCAAAGCGCAATAACACTTACGACAACCGGTTCAAGTGGTGCATCAACATTAGTGGGTGCAACGTTAAATGTACCTAATTACACATTGGCCGGACTTGGGGGAGTACCAACGAGCAGATCTATTACAATAAATGGAACCAGTCAAGATTTAAGCGCAGACAGATCTTATTCAGTTGGTACGGTAACCAGTATTACCGCAAGCAGTCCTTTAACTGGCGGTACCATTACGGGATCCGGTACCATTGGAATACCGCAAGCAACCGCCGTTGTTAGTGGATATTTAACAAATACGGATTGGTCTACTTTTAATAGTAAGCAAAACGCAATAACACTTACAACAACCGGTTCAAGTGGTGCGGCAACCTTTGTAAGTGGAACGTTAAATATACCTAATTACACATTGGCGGGCCTTGGCGGGGTACCAACAAGCCGGACTATTACAATAAATGGAACAAGTCAAGATCTAAGTGCAAACAGATCTTATTCAGTTGGTACGGTTACAAGCGTTGCGACAAGCGGACCGCTAACCGGTGGAACCATTACCGGATCCGGTACCATTGGAATAACACAATCAAGCAGCTTGGCTGATGGTTATTTAAGCAGTACGGACTGGAATACGTTTAACGGTAAATTGAGTGGAACAGTTAGTCCTAATAGATTTGCGGTTGGTACTTTTCCAGTAGGAGTAGTTAGTGGAAATATAAGTCAAAACTCAATTAGTGGTGCTGTTATAATTAATAACACGGTCGGCACATTACAGGATTTGCGATCAAATACATACCAATCCGACGACGTTTTTTACGGCTTTCCAACCGGTTCAAATGTAGGTGCAGGAAAAATTAAATTTTCGCAAGTTCAATTCGTAGGCGGTTCTCCAGTACTTTATGTAAATATAGACGGCACCAGTTACGGAATAAATTTATTTTAATTAAAAACCAAAACAAATGACCAGTAAAGACCTCAAAGCCATTGCTTACGACTTAATCTCAAACATTGAATTTTTTAAGAACAAATTGGCAGAAGTAAACCAGCAAATTGCTGATGCCCTTGAAAAAGAAAAACAAAGTGAAGATGATAGAGCAGCAGACACTACTAATAATAGTTAGTATCATATTTACCGCCGGATCGGTTTACGGTGTTCTTAATCATCGTATTAAGGCCGTTGAAGATAAATTCAGCGATCACAAAGATATTATTGAACGGCTTACAAGGTTGGAAAGTAGCGTTAATTTGCTTGTCGCGAAATTTTTGCGCGATGATGCAGTAAGGACAAAAAATTTGTAAGGATCATTAAATAAAATAGTATGAAAATTAAAAAGCCGAAAAACTGGAAAACAACTTTTTTTGGGTTCAGCGCAGTATTATCAGGTATTGCAATGATAATTAAAGGACAACCCGCAGAAGGTATTGCAGCAATTTTAAGTGGCCTTGGATTGGCCGCCGCAAAAGATTATGATAAGACCGGACTTTGAAAAACAAGCAATATATTGTATTTGGTGCCGTTGCACTTTACTTTTTACTGAAACCAAATAAAGTGAAAGCTGAAACAATTATTAGAAAGCACGAAGGATTGGAATTGTCCGCTTATCTTGATCCCGTTGGGATCCCAACCATTGGCTTTGGCACAACCCGGAACCCCGATACCGGACAAAAAATAAAAATGGGCGATACCATTTCGCTTGCAACGGCCCTTAGATGGTTAAAAATTGATACCGATAAGGTCCGGGAAAGGGTTAAAAAGATGGTTAAGGTACCAATAACGGCCAACCAATTAAACGCACTTACAAGCTTTGCCTATAATGTAGGGACAACCGCATTACTGGAAAGTACGTTATTGCGCTTACTTAATAGCAGAACGGATAAAAAGATTGTGGCCGATCAATTTGATCGTTGGGTATATGCAAAAGGTAAAAAATTGCCAGGACTTGTAAAGCGCAGAGCAGAGGAAAAACAAGTTTTTTTAAGCTGATTTTCAATCATTTAGCTTGTCCGCTCAGTCCCAATTAAAAATGGGACTTTTTTATTTCAACTAAATTGCTTTACCTTAGTCAAGACAAAAGATCTATATATTTCAAAATTAGCCGTATGAGTGATGAATTAAGCACCCACGTTCAGCAGCTACATAAGAAAATAATAACGCTGCAATTCGTTCGTAAACACTTTTACAATGTTGAGGTAAAATACGAAGTAACGTTTCGTGATGGAACCCGCATTGAACTGGATCAAACGTTAATACCATTTAATTTAGAATGGGAAACCCGCAAATTGTTAGATGATAGCATTGATCAGTACCAGCGTACGATCAAAAACCTAACGGCAAAAAAGTGAAACCGGTCCGGTTATTTTTTGAATTTTTATACATTATATTGGTATGCTTACCAATAACACTATTTATCTATTTTCTTATTCTTTTATTTTTTAACTTAAAAACCCTTAAACAATGGACAAAAGACAAATTGAAACACCAACCGCGGAATTTTCTATGAAAATTTACAAAAGCGGAAGATTGACCGAAAGCATTAAAGGACCGCACGAACACTTGGTAAATGGACTTGCCAATATGTTTGAAGATACCGATGTAGTCGAATTATTTTTTGAGGCCCTTGTAAAGCGATTTGATCACTTACAAAACTTGGAACGCGAATTGATTAACTTAAAAAACAAATACAATGAGCAGTAAATTTAACCCCGCATTTCCACCACAAATTGCACAAGATAATTTTGGCAGAGTATTAGCACCATTGCCCGGTATGAGTAAATTAGAGTATTTTTCACTTACTCTTTTACCTTACTTTATGGAATTATCACTACAAATTGACTTCGATCCAATTAAAAAGTCAATTGAAATGGCCGAAACCCTTATTACCGAACTTGATAAAATTAAACCAAATGGAAACG